CTCCTAACCTTGAAGCTCCTGCATTAGCGCAGGGCACCCACCGGTTTGTTAAGCCGGGACACGCACCTTAAGGTGCGGGCCTAGACGTTTTAACCACCGTATCTCGATAGAAATACGGGAACGTCTGTCCACCATTGGCGATTCTTCCGCAAGCGCGCAAAGCGCGGCGGAGAAGACCCATCGGTTGTCAGTGCGTCCCAGCCATGGGACCCCGTTTCCCGCGGTTCAGCGAGAAACAACCAGAAGAGCAGGCCACCCACATGATTATGCGGAATGGTCTCCACCGGGTAGACGAGCTCCTTTCGGGGCGAGTCACCGGTAACAAGGGATGTCCGAGACGTTAAGTCTTGGCCACCCCAAAGCTCTTCAGGAACATACTTGCGATACTTCAGGAGTATTTCCTCATAACGAGGATCTACGATCCCTCCACATCGCGACGCCCATCCAGTTAACTGGTTGAGAGTCAGTATGAGGTCACTGATTTGCCGAAACGGCCTCCGTATAAAGAACGGAGAGACGTCTCGACCGCAATCCCAGTGTTTTCCACAAGACTCACGGAACGTACCACTTGCATGCGTTTTGTCCACATTGGGTTTAAACCCGCAGTGTTCAAGCGCTTCAAGTAGCGGTTCGTAGAGTTCAGTGGGAGCGATGATATCATCGCCATATACTGAAATCACGCCTTTAACGCCGTGAAAATAGGCGGTGGCTCTCGTTATAGCATAGAAGAGTAAACTCTCTAGCTCAAACGTGAAACCATTGCCCATAGAACTGAACATTTGGTTGACGTGTGTTTCACCGTCAATAGATGTCACTGGAGATCTTACGAGATCCAGGTAATAGAACCAGTCTTCAGGGAGAACCCTTCGGACCAGCTCTATCGTGACACTATCGGAAGCGGAAGACAGATCGACAGTCATTAGACTGCCGTCTATCGACCCCTTCCGAGCCAGTTCTTGATTCCTCGTCTGGTCGTTCAGATTCACGCCCTTCTTTCGAAGGAGAAGGCGAATCTGATTTCCAAACGATTTCTGCAAGAACATGTTCAAATCGGGTTCCTTTGCAGCAACTCGATCGATCACGTCGTTCTTGGGTACCGTGAACAGGACATTACCAGAAACGATCCGGGGTTCCAAACCCGTATCACCGTGAAAATGGTCGTCCCATCTTGTACCGCGAATCATATCGCGAAACAAGTGAAGGGCCGGTCTCGTAGTGTCCGCTCTGTCCAGGAACTTAACAGCTGGATGGCTGTTACGCCGGGTCTTCGAAGTCGAGGCACCTCCACTAAAACCACCATGACGGTAGTGTAGTGAAGGACTCGCTCCGATGATCCGACGAACGAACTCGGCGACCTTATCGAAGAACCGATTATACTCAACATACTCGAGACGTCTGTCAACGAGTTTGCTGAACAAACCGGCCACATTGCCTCGCGAATGCTTAGCAAGTGTCCGATTGGTTTCTTCGTTCGTTCGTTCAACAGACAGCCATTTCTCAATGGCTGCCTGCCTCCGCATCGTAGCTTCGTCAGATCCCCCAGCGTTATACTTCGAAAGAAGCATTTCGTTGAGGTAACTGGCCTCAAATGAGTCGTCCTTGATTAGGACTTCTCTTAGATCGAGGATGAAGCTAGACGTCAGACTGTCAGAAAGATTCGAGTCCGCTGTTTTCAGTCGGCTTCGTCTCTTGGCCATGGGATACTTCTCCATTGGCACCGGCCATTTCGCCGGCGAGGTTGAATGTCATGCTGCACGCCGCTACTACTGTAGCGGCGAGCAGCAGCCCGATAAGGGGAAGCACGCGATGGAGCATGGCGTTAGTAAACGCCCTGCAACTTCACGAAGGTGTCATTGACAAGCACTTTGCTCGCATCAAGCGAGCTCTGGAGCATGCCAATGATGTCCTTTCGTTCCTGCTCTGTCGAGAGCGGGTCGAAAGTGACCGTGAGATCGGCAAAAGCCGTCCGCACGACCGTCGGTACGGTGACGCCGTTGACGATTTGATTCGCAACGACTGGCACCGCGAGCTTCAGCTCTCCCTTGTACTTGCCGTTCTGGCTCGTACGGCGGAGAGAGACACTCAGCCTCGGTTCACCAACGGGAACTCCGTTGGTTTCCGTGACAGTCCCGACGCCGTTCACGATGTCACGAGGGACGAACGTGTGGTTCACCGGGGTCGAAGCGCGATCTGTGAGGACCACGTTCTGAAGTTGAGGCATCTGCTCTCACCTTATGAGTTGACGCACAAGCGCTAGTGCACTTGTAACGTGAGTTGTGGAAAATGGACTCTTAACATAGAGGCCCGGCAGGGGAAACCCTGTCATACGCTGTCGAGAGTACGAAGTAATCTCCGTTCTCGACTGAATCGTATTAGCTGATATCTTCGCCCCTAACGTCGGAGTGACGTGAGGTTGCGTAGTATAAGCAGCAGAAGCCTTTTGGCTATAGAATCCGTCGATAAAGTCCACTCCAAAAGTGGCCGTCAACGCTTCTAACACGTTGCCAACTGGAATAAACCAGTCAACAACGAAGCTATAAGGCGTCAACGCCCAAGCAACTTCCAAAGGATTTATCAACCCGAGTTGATGGAATCTACTCAGCGAGGAATCGCTAATCGAGTAGTAAACCTTAGCTCGGTATTGAACCTGGGAGTTGCCCCATACCTTGCTTGTGTACCCGCTACGAATGTCCTTATCGGACGCCGTATGAGTATCACGAAGCACGCGTACAGAAGAAGCGATAAGCTTCTTCTCTCTGAAACCATTGGTCAAAAGACCATAGGTGTCATAGACTTCCCCCATGAGGGGTTGCCACGCGTATTGGTAGGAAAGCCACTTGCTGGCCCAACCCTTAGTCCCTTTAAGAGACTTAGGGGAGACTCCCCACTCGTAAGCAGCTTTACCCCAGTTGCCCTTCCGGGCCGCTAGGACGCCTTTCACGAGTGATGAGACGGTACCAGCTAGGTGATTTGCGGTTTGCCGCATCTCACCAAGTGACTCACCGTAAGACGCTTTCCGGGCACCGACCTTTAACAGAAGTTCTGTATTCAGTCGATTTCTCATATTAGTCGTCATTGCCTTAGGCAACCACGTGCTAAAATCAATGAGAGGCCCTTCGAAGGATTGGTAAGAAGGCCAAGCTTGGCCTTCGAACCGGTCTGCAGTCCCACTACCATCAAGGTAATGAGATGTGCAGACACCCTCAAGATAGCGACATATTCCAACGGCTCGATTATAAGTCGAGCAACCGCGCCACCACTGGTTAGTACCAATGAGACGAGGTTTGTTGGAGGAGAGACCGGTCCTTAAGGACCACTCTTCGGCATGACTTATTCCTGAAAGGAATTTGTCACTATAAACACTACCATCCCTGTTGAAGACCGTCCGTCGATAAGACGGAATTTCGTTCTTCGACACCGAGGTTTTACCCTTGGGTGGGGGAGGTAGCATTACCATGAGTGCTCTCCTACGGCTATGGCTATGGAATGCTCTCATGCGACCGGTTTGACCGAGCCGCACGAAAGTGCGAAACCGAACCCCGAAAGGGGTT